GACTGGTAGCGGTCTGGACAGTGGGGACATAGCCCTCCACCTCCTGAAACTGCGTATCAGCGGCGCCGTCCCAGACCATGTATTCATGTCCGTTCAGCAGATACACCTTGCCGCCGAATCCGAAGAAAAAGGTGTCGTCCTGGGTGCAGGTCCCCACCGGCGTCATGGAGGACTGCGCAATATCCACATCAAACAAAACACCGCCAAATGCGGCGATCATGTGAGCCTCTTTGTTGACCAGGCCGTGCCATACACCGCAGAGGCGCGGGTTAGTGATCTCCGTCTCATGCTCCGTAGCCCAGAGGTCCCAGGCGTCCCGCAGGCACAAAAGCGTCCTTGTCCCAGGGCGGATCTGTAAATGCAGGTCCGGCGTGATCTTGAAGTTGCGCATTTCGGAAAGCTCGCCGTTTTTCAGGTTCGTATCGCCGTCAGGGTTTTCATTCAAGCCCAGAAACTCCCGGATCTTGAGCACGCTGATCTCCGGATTAGCTGTCAACTGAGCCATCGTCAACCACCTCCATAGGCCAAATATCCCTCGTTCATCTCGCCGCCGGTCATGGCCTCGTCATAGTCCACGGCGGCGTCTTTGTCTTCGTATGTTTCGGTCACCTCCGCCCGTTCCGCTGTCAGCGTCCGGGTGACTGCAAAATAGCGGAGGGCGTCACAGATATGGGTGATATCATGCGGCTCTGTGGCGCAGTCCGACGGGTTTTTCTCGTCGTGCTGAATGGCGGGAAGATTGCGGATCAGCCCCTTGCACTCCTCTGTCACCAGAAGACCAGGCCGGTCTTCATCTGACCGCATGGGCTTAAGCAATTCTTTCAGCGCCATCCAACCCTGTACCCGGTTGTTGCTGGCACGCAACAGGCCAAGCCCATTTTCCGCAAACAGTTCCGCCATGCTCTTGCCGCTGTCCTTCTGCCGGTTCCACAGATCCGGCGGCGCAATCGTCGCCTCAATATGTTCTCCGACCGGCGTTAAGTCCAGCATCAGATTCGCCGCGGCGGACACAATCAAGTCCGACTGCTGCACTTCCCGGTAGACATAACACCGACCGTCAAAGTCCACCGCGATCCAGAGGCACGCCAGCATATCCAGGCCATAGTCAAAGATCCGGTACTTTTTCCATTCCGCCGGAACGCGCACAAAAGGCGCGATCACGTGAGTCTCCCGCCGGAACTCCGGAAAGAAGGTGCCTGCCAGCGCGTCCCAGTCGCCGTAGCGGTGGGCGCGGCGAATATCCTCCGGTAGCAGGTCCAGCATCTGTACATACTCGGGGGACGCCTTCAAAAGCTGGGGGTTGTCGTCTACCGTCGCGTGGATAAAGCTGTAATCCTTGGCATTTTCATTTTCGTAATACTCTCTGTCAATGAACAGCCGCTTTACCCACATGTGGCCGATGCCGCCGGGGTTGCAGGTGAGATACATCCGCTTGGGAATGTTGTTCACACCGCGCAGGTCTGCGCCCAAAGTGCGAAACTGCCGCTCTGTGAACTGGGTAGCCTCTTCGATAAAAATCCAGTCATATTCAATGCCTTGGTATTCGTCATCATCGTTTGGCCCATAGTGCCCAAACTTGATGATGGACCCGTTGACAAAGAAGAACATCCGCATGGAGCCGTTGTAGCTGGCGATCTCCATGGGGATCATCTTCCGCATGGGCAGGATAATATTCTGCTCCAATTCCGGGTACTCACGCCGGACGATCAGGATACGGATACCGGGATAGGTCAACGCACCGCCAAAGGCTTTCAAGCGTAGCACATGGGTCTTTCCGCCGCCCCGTGCACCGCCGTAAGCGGTGTAGCGGGTGCGGGATTGGCAGAACTGTTTTTGCTTGGGGTTCAGATCGCCCATGTCGATATTGACCGCGCCGCTATTATTGTGTTTCTTATAAGCCATGCGCTCACCTGTTCCGGTAGATTAGAGATAGGCCCCCCCGAACATTGGCGAGGGGGCCTTTTTCGTTTGTTATGCCACGGTCTTGACGACCACAATGCCGTCCTTCTTGGCGTCCAGTACAAAGGAGTCATAATAGACTCTGCCCTGGACCACGGGGCCGCTGAAGCCCTGTACCTTCTGAAGCACGTCATACTGCCGCAGCTTCACGGGATCGACGCTGCAGCCCTTGTACTTGATGATGGCGCCAACACCCTCCGGCATCCAGCTGGTGGGTACGGGCTTGAGCACGCAGTTGTCGATCATGCCGGCGGCGCCCTTGGTGATGGCCTTGACGCCAGTTCCCTCCAAGGCAAGGATCGCGTCGGCCTGGATCAGGAGCTTGTACCACGCCACGCTGATAAACATGGTGCGGCTTTCCACAGGAACCAGATCCTCCGTCGCCAGGGAGTTGGCGTCGATCAGGTTGCCCAGGATGGTGTTCTTGGTCACAGCCGCCTCGGGCGTAAACTCGTTGCCGGCACCAGCGGCCCACTGTGCCAGACGATACTGGTCCATGGTGGGGATGATGACCTCGTCGATCTGGCGCCGCAGGGCCTTGCCCGCCGCCTTGTCGATGGCCTGGTCCGTCTGGTCGCCTGCGTCGATGGCGAAGGTAAAGCTCTTGTCCTGGGTGCAGGTCATCTCCTGGACAGTGTCGCCCAGATTCGCCACAGCGCCAAAGCGGTTGCTGGCGGCGGTCCGGTTGAAATCGTTCAGGGGCGCAACATCCACGGAGTAGACCTTGATGGTCTTTGCGCCTACAAAGTCATAGTCATGGCCGCAGGCGGAATCGGTAATAGAGCCAAGATGAAACCGCTCGGCGATCTTGGACGAATACTTGGTCGTGTAATTGACTGCCATAAAATCCTCTCTTTCTTGTCGGTCCGACGCAAAGGAGGACGCCTAAGCATCAGCTGTCCCAGCCCTCCAGGAACGGGTCGCGGGACTTGATCTCGCCGCCGGCGCTCTGCATACTGCCGGTGGAGCGTGCCGCGTTGTTCTGGTTCTTGGCCTCTACAGTGGCCTTGCCCTCTGCCGCCAGACGTGCCGCACGCTCCTGGTCCAGCGCGTAACGGCCATAGGCGGCAACAAGAGAGCTGCCATTGCGGACCTCATCCCATACCTGGGGCGGGATTGCCTTCGGGTCCTTTGCTGCGTCGGGAAATGTTCGTTTGAATTCTGCAATGTCCGCCTCCCGGCGGGCTTCCGCGCTTTTCTGCGCCGCATTGGCCTGCTCTGCGGCCTGCCGGCGCTGGGCCTCCGCCTCTTCCTTCACAGCAATGGCGGCTTCCCGGTCTTCCAGCTCCACGGCTCGCCGGGCCTCGGCCTCGTTCATTCCTTCAGACTGTTTGGCCTGGGCACGCAGATGCGCGATATAATCCTTGGTGTTCATGCCTGCCTTGTTGGCAAACGCACTGAACAGGTCCATCATGGGTCGGGTCTCGTCGTATGCGCTGCGCACACGGTCATAGTCCCGAGCTTTCTGCAGCAGCTCCGGGGTGATCTGCTCCGCAGTCACAGTCTCCTTCTGGCCCATGTAAGTGATCTCCCAGCTGCTCGGCAATGCAGGCTGTACAGCTTCCGGCTGGTCTGCCGCCTGTTCAACGCTCTCCTGCTCCGGCTGGGCAGATTGCTGCGCTACCGCCTGCTCCTCTTCCGCAGGCTCCGGCTGGTCCGCCGGCTCCTCCCGGTCAGAAGTCAGTGCGTCCTCGTCCCATCCCTCCAGAAATCCGTCGGTCTCCTGCACCTGGTCTGGCGCGGTCTCTTCCATGCCCTGTTCCTGGGTGACGGTGGTATTCTCTTCCATGTGATGTCTCTCTTTCTCCGCCTGGTTTGGCGGGCCTGTATTTCACAACCGGGCTGGTCTGCCCGATCAAGTGACAAATGTTTCTTATCCCCAACGGGAAAACTGGCCGTGCTCAATGCCGCCGCTCCCATAGCTCCAGCATCCGCCGTATACGTTCTCCACGTCCTCAATGCCAGCAGGAAGTCCGGCTTTTGCCGCCTCCAGCTGCTCCAGAAATGTCTGCCAGAAGAAATTTGCCAACGTCGGATTTTCCTCCGACAGCAAAAGCCCGGCCAGCCCATAGGGCAGTACGCCGGTACACAGCCGCTCATCCAGTGCGATCTCGTCCGACATCTCCGCAATCTTCGGGCAGACAGGCCGCACGCCAGCAGTGATCTCCTTCGGGTACGTGTCGCTGGCAGGATATGCCCGATCCAAAATGCTGTTCAGCAAGGACGGCGTCCGTAACATGTACTCTTTCGTGTCCGATGTGCTGGTGGACCCGGTGCTCTCGTTCTGCGCGTCCATCAACCGGATCGCAATGTCAAACACGTCCTGTACCGTGTTCAACCCCGCAGGCGCAACCTCCCGGCCGCACGCTGGACAAAACTTCGCGCCCTCCGGCAACTCCGTCCCGCAGTGCGCACAAACATTCACCACGGTTCACCTCCGGTCATCTTCCCGCCGGCTTTCACTTGAAACGTCATCAGGTTTTCGATGCCTTCATCCATGGCCCGGCTCCGCCGCGTTTCTTCCGCCGTCAACTCGTCCATGGCCGCCTGGACAGCCTCTTCCTGCCGGGTTTCTTCCTCTCTCCGCATTAAACGGCAGTACATCTGCATATTCATCAAAGCCAGCACCAGAACCATAAACAAAATCGCCCATAGCAAATACTCTGTCATGCCAGCCCCTCCATTACGCCCAATCGCTCTTGTCTACACCGGCCCCCATCTTTACATTGACCGTGACCTCGCTACTGCTTTCAATCTGGTCTCGCTTTCCGCCCAGCCGCTCTTGCTTTAGCAAAAAAATGGCCCGGGATGCCAGCGTTTTGTCCATATATGCCGGATCACTCTCGATCTGCTCTTGTATCCGCAGATAAGCTCGTTCAATCACCCTTTGCAGGTGCGGAGATTGCGTCCCCTTCCACCAGCGGGACATCGTATCAATGTTTACGTCCAGCGCAAGCGCTAAACCAGCTTCACCATAGAGCTTCCCCCGCTTGTCACACTCCGCAAAATAGGCGTCAATTACCTTCTGCGCGTCTTCCTCTGTGGCATACCGACAGTTGACGCGGCTCGCGCCCTCCGCTTTTGCCTTTCCGCTACTTTCCGCTTTCTTCTTGCCCGCCATCGGCTACACCACCTTTCTCACCTTTCTGCCGCCACCATACCACTTTCATCTCTTTGCGAATACGTTGTAATTTACAACAAAACTTACAAAGCCTCCGCCGCCCTGTTTTTCCGGCACCCCTTACCAGTGAAACAGGAAAAATCTGTGAGAAAGAAAGTGAGCGGGAGGCAATATCCATACCCCCGTCCTCCAAAGGCACCCCCTCTTTTTCCGCTACCCCCTTCCCATGCCTTGATCCTGCGGGGCCCCACCCCTGACCACGCCTGCGCCGCTAGCTACCACCACGCCCCGGCGCCGGAGACCATACCAGCCACGTCCCAGGCCGAGGCAAATACACAGCCAAAACACAGCGCCGCCGAAATCCATTGCAATTGCAGAGAAAATATTTAATGACCGATTAAATTTCTTCTTCCGAATTGCGGCGGCGGTTTTTCAAGTTCCCGGCTGACCGCCGGATTTACGTTTGTCGGCTCCGCCTCCCGGAAAGCAAGGAAAGCGTTGTCTGCTCCCCAATCTGACCTTATCAAAACAGCCAGAATCTCGCGTTTTTTAAGGTCACCGAACGCCCAATATCTCTACAAATCTCCAATTATCTCCTGATATCTCAAAATCTCTCGTGTTTTCTCAATATTGGCATCAAATTCCAAAAGGAACTCGGTGGTAAGCCAAAGAGAGCGCAAAGAGAAAGCAGGCAAAAGAAAAGCCCCGGCAGAGTGGTAAAACTCTGACCGGAGCGATGGGGGAACCGTAAAAGAAAGGGGGCTGTTCTTTCTCTCTTTTGGGGGGATTATAGGGGGGGATTAAGGAAAGGGGTATGGGGGAAACCATTAAGGGGGACCATTAAGGGGGCTTTTCTCTCTTTCTTGGAAAGCGGTCGGTAGCGGTCGGTAGCGGTCGCTTTTACAATTTCTCCCTAATGGCCTCAATAATCCAGGCGTTGACGCTCATATTGTCGCGGGCGGCGGCGTGCTTTATCTGATCGACAGTCACCCCGTCGGCTCCATCCTGTCGAACCCTGACCAGCAACTTGTGATATGTCTTTGCCTCATATCGCGCCTTGACCTCTGGAGCAACATGCCCTTTCCAGGTCGGCCCTGGTTTCTTACTTGCTACCATGCTGAAAAACCTCCTGTTTACTGATGCTATTTATTATAACAAAACACATGCCGATATCGCCATGTAATAACTGCACAAAAAGCAGATTGCGAAACTGTGCAAGGCGACAAAGTTGTTTTTTGGGGCTTGACATTCTCATGCCGCTAGCGTTATGATTGAGCCACAGCAAACGAAACCCCGCAACCGTGACGAAAATTTTAATTTTGGGAGGATATAACCATGACAAAATATTTCATCAACTGCAAGAACCTGGACGAGCTGAAGAAGGCATACAAGGCCGCCGCCTTCAAGAACCACCCGGACCGCGGCGGAGACACCGCCACCATGCAGGCCATCAACGCCGAATATACCGCCCGTTTTGAGGTCCTGAAGCGTAGCCAGAATGAGCAGGCCGCCGAGGATACCACCGGCCGGACCCGCGCCACCACTGAGACCGCCGGCGATTTCATTGCAATCGTGAATCACCTGCTGAAGCTGGACGGTCTGGAGATCGAGCTATGCGGGCGCTGGCTCTGGATCGGCGGAGACACGAAGAAGCATAAGGAAGCCCTGAAAGCCTGCGGCTGCCGCTGGTCCCAGTCCAAAAAGCTGTGGTCCTGGCACTATGCCGAAGAGGGCGACAAGTGGCACCGCGGCACAAAGACCATGGCCCAGATCCGCAACAAGTACGGCTCCACCACGTTCTCCCGCACCGGGAGCTATGAATCCGACGCGCTCCCCGCTTAATGGGGAGCCGTCCAGAATCAGAAAGGAGATCGCACCATGAAAATCTATTTCTTTGAGTTAGACCCGGAGACCGGCATTTATAAGGCCGGCTGTAAGGACGAAAACGGCAAGCGGTTTGTGGCCTGCATCTGGGCCACCGGAGGCCGCTCCTATGTTTCCACCGGCTCCTGCCGGACTGGAGATCACCGCGTTTACTGGCTCAGTGACGCCCAGGAGAACGCCCTGACCGCCTTTATTTACAGCAAGCAATATTCCTATGAGATTTTGGAGGGTATCGCATGAGCTATGAGAAGCTATTCACCCGGTTCGGGTCTCCATCCAAAGAGGCGGAGATCCGAATCACCGGCTATCTGCAACACCCCGCGAAGCTGACCCTTGACCGCATCCCGTATAACGACCAGGTCGCCGCCCGTGTGATTGCCAGCTGTGAGGGCATGATCGAGAAAATGAAGGAATACCGGCAAGCCCTGGCCGCCCGATATGCAGAGCTGTCCACGGCATCTTATAGGCTTCGGCTGGAATTGAAGCGAGAAGCGGGATGGTACAGGAAAGGTATTACTTACTATGTGACCATTTACAAGATCTACGAGGACGGGACAGAGATTGAAGAACTCCGGGAACATTACCCAGGCAAGGAACGCCACAAGGCCCTCTCCCGGTTCGAGGAATTGAAGAAACAACGCCCAGGAATTGAGACGACAAAAGACATCGAAAAAAGGAGCTGGGAGCGATAGAAAAACCGACCCGAAAGGGCCGGTTTTTGGTTTACAAATAACATTCACAGTATCGACACAGCACTTCCATACAATGCCTGAAATTACTTAATTACAAGTTAAAAAAGATTTAAATCTTCCGTTTTTTCTTTATTTACATAATTCTACATAATTCCGCACGAAATCACTGTTGCTCTAAGGATTCCGCGGTTGGCTATAATTTCATCGTTCTGTACTTCGCTGTAAGTTTTTGGTATAATTTCGACACAGTTTCGACACAGTTGGCTCCCAATTATTTCCAACAAAATACACACGAAAGTAGTTTTGCTTTACATCACCTGCCGGTTTACATGCTCCTGCAGCTTGGAAATTGCCGTCTGTCTGTGGCCGTTTCGCAGTTCCTGATATACCCCTTCCAGGACCTCTCTGGTGTCTCCCAGCCATTCCGCCGCGCTCCTGGGATCAACGCCGGCCTCAAAGCAGATCGTGGCGAAACTGTGCCGGAAACAGTGGGGAGTGATCGGGAAGGTCTCTCGGCTTTTGCCGTTGTCCAAATACTCCCATTCTGTCAAACCCGCATCCCGGCAGTATTGACGCCACGCCGTATTGACCTCAGACGCCGTCATGTGGTCCCCATACTTTCCGGAGAAGATCAGGCCGATCCGATTCTTCGGCAAAGCATCTGCCAGCGGCTTCAAAAGCGGAATGTCCCGGCGCCCGTTTTCGCTTTTCAAATGGTGCTCCAGATGCGGGACCTGGCCCCAGGCGTAATTGAGCTTTTTCGTGATGTGGACTACTCCGGCCTTTCTGTCGATATCGTCCCACGTCAGAGCCAGCGCCTCACCACGCCGGCAGCCCGTATAGAGCAGAAGCAGGCCCAGCATCCACCAGTCACCTTCCCGGCATACCATAACGGCCTTTTCCTGTTCTTCCGTCAAAGCGTTGCGTTTTTTGACCGGGAGGCCGCGGGACTTTTTGACCTCCGCTGCCGGCGAGATGTCAATATCTCCCTGGATGACAGCCCATGCGCAGATCTGGCGCATCACGTTCAGCTCAATTCCCACGGTGTTGGCGCTGTACCCCTGTGTCTCAAAGCGTTTGATATAGCGCTTGATATCCAAGGGCGTTATGTTGCTGATCTCCTGCGAAAATGCCTCTTTCAGCCGCTTCACGGCGA